GAAAATTATGGATTTTGTGTTTACCTTTAACAAACACTGAACAAAACAAACAAACAAACAAACAAAATAAACAACAAACAACAAACAAACAAACTAAATTACAAGATGTCTCACGTGCTAGGTGAACGTTTTGCCAAGCTTGGGCTTGGTATGGAGAAAAGGTTGAAGGTCAGGGATAGGAGATGCAGGCAATGGCTTGCAAAGTACGACACAGTCAAACTGAACAGTGCTGTGGTAGATGCGACGATCAAAGAATCAATGCACATACCTGATGCAAAAAGGAGAGAAAACCTCTTTGCGATAGTGCTGCCAGCTGGGTGTGGAAAGTCCACGCTGTGTCGAAAATACGGTTATCTTGATATCGACGAGTGTGCTGGTGGTGCAGTGGAAGCTACCTACTATCACGCTATCACCGAGATGATGGAGATGGACAGATTCAATACTAACGCAACAGGTGCTAAGGTGTGGCTTGACGCTGTCAACAACACTTTGGACAAAATGGTGTTTTACGAACCATGTGTGGTGATGGCAAACGACGTAGTGACAGCGCACCTGATTGGTGCTACTGTGCTGTGTGGCATAGCAGTCAATGATGAGGCGGTTGCGAAAGGAATTGCCCATAGAAGCAAAGCGGACAAGGGTGCAGCGAAAGCAACCACAGATCTGTTGCTTAAAGTCAGATCTGTGTCAGGAAGGGCATTCCCTGTATTATATGCCGATTCATACGAGGAAATGGAGAGTAAAGTTCTCCAAACACTGGAAGTCAATGGGCTGACAGGTTGCATGAATGAAGTTTTCGATGATTATATGGCAAGGTATGAAGAGCGAGAAATTACGATGATGCAAGCGGTGAAGAGCGCGAAAGCGTGTAGTGCAACAGTAATGAATACGGGGTGGAACGATATGATCGCGTTAGCAAGGCAGCGTGACAGCAGGGATCGACGAGCAATCAGTAGAGGGTCGACAGCGAAGAGGACTGAGCTGTACAAACTACTACACTTAGATGAGCACAAAGAAGTTGAAGCGTGGGTAGACACATTGCCGGGCGTGCCATCAGAGTATGTGGAAAGAATGGTGTGCTGGTGGAAGTTTATCGGACAGGACATGAGCTGCTCTGAGGGTGTGCTCACAATGCTAGCTGGTGTCACGAATAAGGATGACCAAATAGTGATGCCGTGGATAGACTACTGTGTTAAGCACAGGATGTGGGCTGGTACACCTTTAGATGCAAATGACATTGAGGCACTGATGATCCTGAAATCCTGTTTCAGACAGAGATTCATGAAGCGTGTGGTTACGAGAGCAGAGGCAGAAAGCGGTGAAGGTGTGTGGACGGAAGCGATGACTGAGTGGTTGAAGAAGAGTGGGTGTGACGGCAAGTTCGTCAACCTGGCACCACTCAGAGACATCAACGCGGTGGAACTTAAGGATTACCAGATCTACAAGAAACTGTGTGAGTATGATGTTCAATGGGAACGTGTCGATGTTAACTGGTTGTACTATGCTATGCATGGTCAGATGAAATGGTGGGACATGGTGGTAGAACTCGACGTGATGTGTAGAATGTGCCGCGATGACAGAGGACTAGGAAGGTTCAATATGCTGAAATTAGGTAGCCAAGAGGTGTGGAGGTACGAACCACTGGTTAACTCATCTAAGGCAGCAATTATGGTTAAGAAACTACCTAAGTATATGGCCCCGAACATATTGGGCGCAGTGGAATTCGGAGAGGTAGGTTACGATGTGGCAAAACACCTTGTGGAACGTGTTACCATGGCATGTGAAGAGGAGTACACACAAAGAAGTGCTATACAAGCATGCCTTCTAGAGAGATGGAGGTATGTTGGGTATGCACTGTCAAAGGGTATAGAATTACCAGGTACATGTTGGACGTACATGGCTTACAGAACAGGTTTGGATGACGAGGACGAGCTTAGGAAATGGCTAGTAGGTGAAGGTAGGAAAGAGCGGACAGAACCGCTCAACTATGTTGAATGTAAAGCAAGGTGTGGTGAGCAAGGTTTTAGAAAGGGTTTACCACACGAATACCGCCGGAGGGAAACTCCCGTGACACCCGACTGGGTCAGGATTGGCAATGACTGGCACAGGAGGGGCGGTTACCTTAACGACATAGGTTAAGGAGATGCCTGCAGTTAGTGGTTATCCACGGCTGCAGGTATCAGATTGTCGGCACTGCTGAAGGAGTGCTTGCATCTAGTGTATAAAGTTGTAGTTAATACAACACCATACACTTAGATGTAAGTGCACCTGATATGCAGTATTTTGCAATGGTGTGTCTGTTGCAAGAGCGCCGATGGTTGACGCTTTGCGCTGGGCGAGCGTCTAACATGTGAGTGGATTAGCAGATGTGCTAATCCAACCATGGGTTAGAGCGTGAAAGTCAGCACTTAGTGCTAACAATAGATGTCTTATTCAAGACAGAAATCAGTAATGATAATAAAGATGAAGAAAGGTTATGATGGTGTATAACTATATGC